CCTGTAAACTCCAATATGCGGCACTTAAATTCTTTTGACCAGTAACTCTTTTTAGTATACCACCCATTCTAGCGTCAAATGATCTTTTTCTAGCAGGTATGTTCTTCTTAATGCTCATTTCCTTAGAACCGAAATTAACTTTCTTTACATTACCTGTTTTTTGATCTTTAACAAACACTTTAAACTTTTTAACATCACCTCTACTAGGTTTGTTTAGTTTAACTTCTCTGCCTTGATATTTTGCCATATTGTCAATTAATTAGTGTTTACTTGGCAACCCCAAGCGTGTACATAATAATCATTATGTTTAGTAACTTTTCCAGTCATTTTTCCGCTATCGTCATAAATATTTACATATTGTATTATATTTTTAATTTCCATAGCTTCGTATAACTCACTACAAGTTTTATCGACAGGTACTGTGTAAACAAGAGTACCAATACTTAAATATATAATTAATAAATATTCCATTAATCAATAAATGGTAAAGGCTGACTGTATATATTCTCATTAGGATTATCTGACTGACCTAACATATTCTTACCTAAAAAGATTTGCATAGTAACATTTCCGCCCTCTGCTGACTTCCATTGCATCTGTCTTAACCTTAATTTACTCTCGGCTCTCCCTTTTGTCAGAAATTCCGAATAACTCTTTTCAATTAAGTCTGCACTACAACCAAAGAACTCGCTAATTTCTCTATTATTACAGCCAAATCTTGCTAATGTTTGTATCTCTTTAGTGTCTATTTTATATTTTTTAGGTCTTGCCATATCTTCCTCTTTTTTAAACTGTTTGTATCAGTTCCGCTATTGCGTAATTTTAAATAGTTTTAAGCCATATTCATTTGGCTCTTGTTTAATATTTAGGTTATCTTTTTTTATTAGTCTATTATTTTTTTTAAACTTTGTGTAATCAACATAGTGATGCCATCTTCCAAATCTCCAAGTAATTCTAGAAACATCTGGGTGTAATTGTACTTGCATACGAGATTTAGGCATTGTACCTTCTTTAGAATAAAAAGCCTCTGTGTTACCACCTTTGATAGCTTGTGTTGTTATTTTTTCTTGTAAGAAAGCATTAAACTGTACTGTACACCAACCTGCTTTTAGCATCTGTAATGATAAATCTGTATCTTCGTTATATCTTCCACGCCATTTAAAAGGCATATCATTGCGTATTAAGTTACAACTATATATTCTAGTATTAACTGCAAATGGAGGAAATTTATTCGCATTTCTATCAGTTACAAACATACTGTATTGTGGCCCTGCCATAGCAATATTTTTATATCGTAAAACAAAATCTTCCATTACTTTAAATGGTGTACCATCATAACATTTAATTCTTTGATTTTTATTAAATCTAATAAACGATTTTATATTATCGTCCATAACCCAATGCCAATCATAACCATTATTAATAGAATGTTGCCAAGCAAAATTCCTTGCCGCACCTGGCCCCTTGCTTTTTGTATTTTCAAGATTATCGCAAGTATTGTAATTATCTTGATATGTTTTATCTAAAATTAATAATTTGTTTTCATCTATAACTTCTGCGTACTTATCATATTCTTGATCTTCAATAATAATACGATAGAAAACATTCATACTATCTAATGCTTTAGCAGTTAGCCTACTATCAGCACGACCTTTACTTGGAATATATAGGGGAAATTGTGGATTATTCTGTACCATATCCTTTGTCTTTTTTAACTTTTCTTGGTCTAAATGGAATATCTATAAATTTTGTTGCATCTGTATAGTCTTGACCAATTAATTTAAAGAACTTTTCTACAGCTTCTTTATTACCAAAGTTTATTATCAATCTTTTATATGGTGCTAGATTATCGTGATTAAATTCAGGCATATCTTGCCATTCTTCATCTGCATCTAACCATTTTGAATTTGTATTATCCCAATTTAAAATACTATCTAATTCGTTGTTGTTAAAACCTAATTTACTTAGTTCAAAATTATCTTTTATAAGATCTTGAAATTCATTGTGTAATAAATCGTAATCCCATTCAGAATATTGATTAGTTTTATTATCTGCAATGCGATAACCTTTAGCTTTATCTTCTGAAATGTTAGCAACTAATACTGGTACAGTATCTTCTTTAAGAATTTTTGCCGCTTCATACCTACTATGACCTGCAATAATAATATTGTTTTTATCGACTACTATAGGCTGTTGCCAACCAAATTCCTTTATAGAGTTAGCAACCTTTTCAATATCAATCTTTTTTCTAGGATTCTTTGTATAAGGTTTAATATCTGTTAATTTAAATTGTTTAATTTCCATATTACATAATCAGGATTATTTTTTTCAATTTCAGTATAATGTGTTGCCATACCATTTACAACATTTTCTTCGTTTTGACCATCTAATTGTCTGACGTAAAATATTGCGTGAAATAACTCGTGTTTGACTAAGTCGACAGCAATGCTACCACCATAATTAATTATATCTTTATCTAGGTATATTCTCATTGTTCGAGAATGAAACGATCCTTGCTGTTCAGCACATTCTTCAGAAATTTCACTTGGTATTTGTTCTAATGTTATTCTATAATGTGATAATCTAATAAATTCAGGTAATTTTATTTCTGTCTTTGCGTCTTTTTTCATTTTCAAGATTGAATTTATACTTAGTTAAGAATAAATGTAGCTTACAAACTACATAATAAATCATTTATTTTTTTTCTTTTTCTTTTTTTTCATTGGTCTGCCTACTTTAGACCCATAAGTTCCCTTACCTTTTGGCATAATATATCCTTATCTGTGAGTGGTTTGAATACACGAATGGTATTGTATAAAGTTATACCATAGTCTGTTTTGATAAGTCAACAATTAAATTGTATTTTTATCGAAAAAAACTTGAGCCTCGTCAATTGCTTCTCTAAACCTCTTGCCAAGATAAACTCTATCGACTTGATACATAGCTGAAGTTTCTTTTATAGTGTAATCTTGAACACAAATTCTATATAAAAAATTAGAAGCTAATTCACCTATATATTTGTTTAACTTTGATAGTCTATACATTGCGTCTATCCGGTCAGGTGCCATATCATTCCAACCGCTGATATCACCAACTTTATTGAAATTTGATGTATAATTACCTATGCGGCTTTGTTCCCATAACCTGCGTACTCTTAAAGCGGTATAATATTGCTGAATATTAATAGCTTTTTTTGACCGCAATATATCTAAAGAAGATTCAGACATATTTATCATCACTACTTTGCCTTGTCCTTTGGCTTTTTCTTCTTTAGTGCCAATAAACTTAGGTCTGATATTTCTGCGATCTTCTTTTTTTAAATCTTCCATACACAAAGTGTACAGTATTCGTTTAAAACTTTCTATTATATTTTTTCACCATCTATTAGACTAAAGGTAATTCTATTAGTTCCATTAGAATATTCTATTTCGTCCCAAGTACTTCCGACCATTACATAGTCTTTAGGAACAGTATTAAATTTTTTTCTAAAATATTGATCTGGTGTTTGTACAAAAGGTTTTGCAGTTAGTTTATCTTCATCTAGATATCTTTCACCATTTAGCCAAGTAATAAAATGTGGAATATAATTAAAGTCTTTAGTATTATCACAAAGTTCATTATATTTTTCAATAAGATCGCTTCTTTTAACTTTATTTCTTATCTTTAAATATTTATCTTGAGCTTTCTTTTTAGAGCCTTTTTTAGCCCTTAATTGATTCCATAAATCATTAAATTCGCTTATATATTCTTTACCTTTATTTGTTAATTTATTATGTTTCATATCACTTGATGTATCATTTGGCATATCTTGATAGTCGTCATAATGAGTTATAGTAATAATATTTGGTGTATCAGCAGGTGTATTACTTGGTGTATTTGTTGTAATTGTGTAATTCTCTTTTAATCTATCTAAAAATCTTTGTACTTTTGATCTATTCCAATTAAAGGCTTTTGCCATATAACCAATAGAACAACATAATTGTCCTCTTTTTAAAACTATTTCTTGATTTTGTATTCTATATCTTCGATCTGCAAAACTTGCTTCTAATAATATCCAAACAAATGCACCGATCTCGCAAAATGATCTGTCTTTTTTTTGTAATGCAGGGTGAGATAAAAGCCCTCTACCTATTTTGATGTAACCTCTCATAAACACTTTTCCTTTCCTTTAAGTATTCTATATGTTCCTTTGTAATTTTCTTACAAGGACTGTTAATTGCATAAAATATAGCAAATTCATAGGGATTGATATTAAATTTTTTATAAAATGTTAATTCACCAATATCTGTTTGCATTTTGTGATAATAATAATTAAAAGGTAAAACGCAATAATCACTTGGTTTTAAACCTGTACCACCATCACTTAGTATTCTTATATGACAAGCCTGTGATTCATACTGTTGACTTATAAGACAAGCCTTTTTTCTTATATAATTAAGATGTTTAATAGATCTATACATTTTTAAGTAGGGCATAGCAGAAAGGACTTAACTTGGAGGAAAAGAAACTATGCCCTAAAAAACACTTTAAATTAGCCAAAAAATAATGTCAATAAATAGTTTACAGATATACATAAACACTATTAAATATATCATATTAACAAATCTTGGAGGATTAAATGACAACATTAACTAAACTAGAAAAAAACTTAATAGAAGAAGCTATCAAAGGTACTGATGGATCTAACTCTTTTTTATTTTGTACTGCTTTACAAATTGGAAATAAATTAGGTTGGACTGCTAACCAAACTAAAGGTGTATATGGATCATTAGAAAAGAAAAATATAATTTCAATGACTGATTGTATGCTTGAGGGTGGTATCGGTCAATCTGATGACAGAATAGCATATTGGTCTATGAATGTTCAAAGTGATGATGGAGAAAAATTTGAACCTTACAAAGACACAATAGAAAAAATGGAAAAATATCTAGCAGAAAGGGAGGTGGCGTAAGCCACCTTGAAAGGATTAATTATGTCAAAATACGATTTAGAAAAAACTTCTGCAATAGCAAATAAAGTTATTGCACTAATGCAAAATAATAACGAGGAATGGTTTAAACCTTTTACTGGTGATTCAAAATATGGATTAGGTGTATTTCCTAGAAATATAAAAGGCAATACTTATAGCGGTATGAATTTATTTATACTACTTCTTGAAAACTACCAATATAAACAAAATACTTGGATCACTTACAAAAAGACTAAAGAACTAGGTGGTCAAATTATTAAAGGTCAAAAAGGTACACAGATTAAATTCTGTGGCAACATTTCTAAAAAAGATAGTAATGGTGCTGACGAAGATTACTTTGTAAATAAATGGTACACTGTTTTTAATTTAGATCAAACTAACTTAGAAGAAATTAAGCCTGAACTATTTCAAAACAATGAAAATGAAATGCCTTTAGATTTAATTCAAAGAGATCAAGCTGTTGATTTATTTATTAAAAATACAGACGCTCACATAGTTCATAATAAAACAGGAAAATGTTTTTATGTACCTAGTAAAGATATGATTAATATGTCGCCTTTAGATACTTGGCAATCACAGGCAGATATATCTAAGGAAACTTTTTATTATTCAACTTTATTACACGAGCTAACTCATTGGACAGGTCATAAAGATAGACTTGCTAGAGATATTAATAATGGTTTTGGTACTAGTGCTTATGCGTTTGAAGAATTAGTCGCAGAGTTAGGGTCAGCAATACTTTGTGGTATGTTAGGTGTTTCTAAACAGCCTATGGCTAATCACGCACAATATCTCAATAATTGGATAACAGGTTTAAAAGAGCAACCACACTTACTTTTAAAAGCCTGTACTCAATCACAAAGAGCATATTCATTTTTAAAAGATTTACAATCAAATGAAAAAAGGGAGGTAGCGTAATGACAATACAGTTAGAACCGCAATGGAAATATAGAAATAGTGAAGATAAAGAATCAAACTTTACAAGATGGTGGCGTTGGAATACAGATGAGAAAAAACGACTACCAATTAAACCTTATACTGAACAAGAGGCTAGATTAGTATTTGATGAAGTTATATTTCCTAGATTAACGGAGGCTGATTATGAAAAGTAAAGTATATTATGATCTTATGTATGAGATCGACCAAGATAAAGACCAAAGAACAGTCAAAGAATACTTAAAATTTTTTGAATATATAACTAAATTTATTAGGAGTTTATAATGAAAAAACATAGAAAAAAAGCAACACCGCAAGAAAATGGTTGGAAGTATTTTTCAATCAACTTAGATCTTATAGAACATAAAATAGTCAGAAAACAAATGGATTTATTGAGTGAATATACAGGCAAAACTAAGAAACAGTTGTTTAAAGAAATGTTAAGTGAAAGAATAAATAAAGAAATTAATGGAGGTTTTTATGAAAAAGTTAATCCTATGCATTTTAATGCTTAGTATCACAGCTTGTGCTTCAACACCTGTTATTGATAGTAGAGGTGGTAGTGGCAACATAGCTCACGATGCAGAAAGACAACACGACGATTTATATACTTGTTTAGCCATAGCTGATGATAATACCAATGATTTATTAGAGGTTACCAAGAAAGGTTATAATTGGGTGCTTAGACCTAGAACATTATGGTTAATGCCTGAACTAAAGGATAAGAAAAAAGAAATTATAACAGCTTGTATGAAAGGAAGAGGATTTAGTATCCTTACTTGGAAATAATTATGACTAGAGATAGAATAGTATTTTATTGTAAAAAATGTGATGAGCCTTGCAAGAGTGACCAAATAAACGAGGATATGGTTTGTATAGATTGCCAAGATTTATTTATTGAATTAGGTGAATCAGATGAATAACTACTTTACACCTTGGGGGAAAAAGGTAATATTAATAATAATTGGAGGAATAATATGTCTATACTTACTGATGTAAACTATCGCCATTCGGCAGGTAGTATTAATGGCTTTGTAGATAATTCACAAATAGAAATAGCTAAAAGAATTTTCAAAATAAGACAACTAGCAAATGATAATATGATACGAGGTAATGTTAGTGAACACATTGCAAGATTTATATTAGCTAGAGATCCTGATGAAGCTACCTTGTTAAAATATACAGATAAAAAATGGGAAGAATATAAAGGGCAAACGAATGAGGCTAAATTATTTGCTTTGGAATGTGGTAAACAATTTGCTATTTGCTTAGAAGAACTGCAATTAAAAAGACCTCAAATATATCAAGAAGTATTCACAAAACATATTGAGGGATACAAGTTCAATTCAATAGGTTATGGTGATTTTACCTATACTAATTCAGACAAAGAACCTATTTTAACAGTAGATTTAAAAAGCACAGCACGAGTACCAAGTGGAATAGATACTGTAGCAACAAATCATATTAGGCAACAAGCCTATTATTGGGGATTAAGTGGTAAGAAAAGGCGTTTTTCGCTTTTATATGCTTCAAATAAAAAGTATAACTATATAGAAATACCACAATCAAGATTAGAAGAAGATTGGGAAATAATGTTAAAAAACCAAAGATGGATTGAACGCATAGATAGTATGTGTTATTCCAAGCAAGATTGGTTAGATATGTTTCCTTTTCCTGACACTAATACTTTCTACTATAAAGATAGTGGGGATTTTCAACAACGAATAATAACTCTCTTGAAAGGAGAACAAAATGCAGACAATTAATTGTGAAATTACTAAAGTCTTTGACGCTAACGAAAAAGGTATAGGCTTTGCCCTTAAACCTGATGTAGCTAGTGAAGAAATAAAAAACTTAACTAAATGGAATCCTAAGTTTTCAAATATAACTACTACTTGGTGGCTTAATCAAAAACCACAACCGAAGTGGTTAATTGAGGGTACTAAAATTAAATTTAGTTGGTATGAAAAGAATGGTTATTTAAATATAGATCAAGCTAGTGTTGAGGTCGTTCATAACGAGGGTATTGAACTTGAAGATATTGAAGATGATCTAGACGATAGCTTTGATACCGATCTACTTGAAGCAGAAGCATTAAAAGATTTAGAACAAAATGATAAATCTAATGTTACTAAACTTAAACCTAAAGCAGTAAATAATAATATTAATTCTAAAAAATTATCAAAGATACAAGAATTAACTGATAATTATGGTGATGTATTTAAGATAGTTAATGCACACCCTAACTTAGTGTCGTTACCCTTAGAAGAAAAAACTAAGATAACAACTCATATAAATATAACTTTATCGCAACAAGGTTATTAACATATTTAATGTAATCTCATTTTTACATTAATAGAGTGGCAGGTGTTTTAGAACCTCCAAGTTTCCCCCCACACTTGCTACTCGCAATAAGGAGATTTATATGGACGAATTAACAATTTTAAAAAGTAAGTCTTATGATATTTGCATTAACGCAAGGCTATCAAAGACAGGTGTTGAATCTTTATTAAGGCAACGAGAAAGATTAAAGAGTCTACTATTTGTAGAGTATAGAAAAAAATGCTCGTCAGATAAAATGGCTGAACATTTATCAAAGGCTGATTATCGTTTACAAGATTTAGATGAAAAAATTAATACAGCTGATAAAGAGTATGCAAATAATTGGGGTCGTAAAGAGGCTCATATGTTAGAATGTGAAATTACTAGATCAGAAATAGCAACGAAAAGGGAGGAACTAAAAAATGGTATCTAAAAAATTAATACTTGATAGACCTATTTGGAATGGTGGTGAAAGGTATGTAGGCATAGCAACTTACAGGCTACGAGATAACAGTTTAAGAGTTAGTTGTAGATATAGAAATAAAAGCGGCAATCCAATATGGCAAGGTGAATTATTAGTAACAAAAAGATTTGCCGAGAAGTTCAGCACTAAAGAATATAAAACTAAAGGTGGTCAACCTTTTAAGGTGTATTTAATACCCCTAGACGATTTAATAGAATTTAACGATATGTTGAATGATAAGCTAAAAGCTCATCAATCTGTGACTAGCAGTACATATACAAAGGAAGAAATTAATAATTTACTTCTTAAAGACGCAAATATAAGAAAAATAGTTGAAATGTATCCCAACTGTCAAATAGATCCTGCTTAATATAGCTGAATAGCGTTTAAACGCCTATATCTCTTAAATTAAAGCAATTTCTTATTTATAGACTGCTAGTATTACTTAACCTTAAAATAGCTCTAAAACAGCTTAATTAACAGCATTAATGTTCTATTAATGTTCTTTACTTTAAAATTATTTTGTAATTTATTTATTTTTTTTGTTTACAACTTTTTTTAAGCACTATAAATTTAAATCAACAACAACATTACTTGGAGGTAAAAATGATTAATAAAAAAACAATATCAATAGAAGAATACATAACAAAAACTTACAGCAAAAATCAAGAAAATTGTAATGATGATTATGGTTGTGTTTTATGTGGTAAAAAAATAACAAAATCAGCTAAATATTTTGTTATTTGCTCAATGAATCAACATAATGTTTATACTAAAAAAGATGTACTAGAATTAGGTTATAGTTTTATAGAAAAAAACGATAGTGGTTTTATGCACTGTTATCCAATAGGAAACGATTGTTATAGGAAATATGTTAAAGGCAATGAAGTTTTAGAAAGTGTTGTATTTAAACAATTTGCTGTAAGTTTTTGTGGCGAATCATTTAGGGAGGAAAAATAATGTATATAAATAATAAAAAAAGAAAACTAGATTCAAGAGATTTAGATACTGTAGCTAATGCAGAATATTTCACTTGTATTTATTATAAAACAAAAAATAGATCATTAAGATCAGAACATAAAACTTATAAAGAAGCATATTTAAATGCACTAGTTATGTTGTACAACAGTACAAGGGTAGGTGGTCAGGATTTAGATAAATGTAAATTTATGTTTTATGCTGTTCAGGGTACTAGTCAATGTCATATAGGAGGGTTAAAATAATGAAATATACTCAAGAAGAATTTAAAGAGATTATGAAAACAGAAAACTTTTATAATTTTAATCATGGAGGTTTTAATACTAATAAAGCTAGATCAATAAATAAATGTCCAATATTTAAAAGTTACATACCTTATAAGTCTTGGACGATTATAGTTGATGCTTATAAATATAACTCAGCAGAAGATTGGTGTAATTATTTTTTAGGATCTTGCTCTGTTAGTAAAATCAAAAAATTGCCTAATAATAAAATTGCTATTAGAGCAGATTATCAATGTTAATAGAAAGGAATTAATATGGAAGCACTATTATATTATTTCTTACTACCAACTCTAGGATTACTTATTGTAGTCCTAGCGGTGTTATTTATTAAAATGTTTAAAGAAGATTTTGGGGATCTTTAATTAATCGTCAATGAAAAGCTACTTGGTGAGAAATTCTTATCGAGTAGTTCTTTATCTTCTAGCTCAGTAAAAAAAACCTCAGTATCTATTTCAACAGCACCATAAACATTTTCACAAGTGGCTCTAACTGTTTCTTCAAATTCGTTAGTGTGTTTACAAGTAGGATAGATATCTAAAAACTCAAAGCACCCTACAGCTAACTCTAAAGTTTTAATCGTGAATAAGACCTTAACCAAAGTAAATACATTATGTTCTTGGTGTAGAACAATATTTACTTTTTTCATTTTTTCTTCATTATATCAGCAGTCTTTAATCCGTAAATTGAAGCCACAACTCCAATGAATAAAGATTGATACCAAAAAGGTAGACTACCAAATTTATCGAAGAACATATCCAACTTAAATTGAATTTCAGGATCATTTGAGAACACCGACCATATTAATAATAATACTGGAGCAGATACCAAGATTAAAACAAACTCGTCTTTCCAACCTTTATCATTAGATTGTCTAACTTGTGCTTGATATTCAATCTCTCCACTTGCTTGTTTACTAGCGTGAAGTAAAGCGGCATCAGACATTAATATTTTAGCTTTTTGTTTATTGGCAAATATAGCCGCACCAGTCTTTAAGACTGTAGGTAAAAGTGATAACCACATTATTTTATATTCCTTATAAGTGTTGAAAGTTCATAAGCTCTAGCAGGTGTTTGTTTAGCCCATCTACTGTCTATCATTTCATCTGCGGCTTTACTGTAATCTTCTTCCTGTAAGCCTTGTATAAACTTTATAAATTTCTTTAATCTTGGCAATCCTAATTGAAATGCCATTTCTATTAATACTGATTCCACCATTGGATCATATGGTATGTCTTTATCTTCTATTAAATCGTGAGCATTATTAAATGCAATATTATAATCCTCTTCAAATACGCCTTGTAATTGTTCAGGTGAATATATCTCCCCAACAATAAAATTATCTTTTTCTAAAACTAAATGACCATAGCCCACAGTTTTATAACCAAGTGTATCCTCGTAAACTGTAGGACTAAAGCCCTCGTGGGATTTTATTCTTTGTTTAGTATCAATCATTAAAATATAACGATTGCTCCGATTGCTACAACTACTACTACCCAAAGTGAAACTTTGATATTAGCTGTTGCTATTGCTTTTTTAACTATTTCCATAATGTTCTCCTATTTAATTTTATACGGGTCGGTACTCATACGAGGTGTTTTTTCAGGCTGTATATTATTCCAAATATCTTCGATATTTTTTGTAATATAAGTTATTGCACTACCCATATATGAATCTTTTGTTAGTGTGTCGGCTATCTCTTTTAAAGACCAACCTGTTTGCAATAGTAATGAATTAGATTTGCCACTGGCTCTTAATTCTCTACCTAGTGTACTTTCTTCAGGCTTAACTCTTACCCATAAGGCATAAGGTGTAACGCCTGATTTTTCTACAAGAAAATTTATATTCACTGAAACTGTATAATCATCAATGTTTAATCTAATGTTTCTCGTTTCCATTCTTGCAGGAAGCTGTACTCTATTTTGTTCCATTATTAATTGCCTCTCGTTTTAATTCTAAGCAATGAATAGCTTTATCTATATTCTCAATAGGATCGCCTTTTTCTCTTATAACATACTGAATAATATCTCCGTCTATCTTAGAAATATTATTTTGTATAAAAAAATCCATTGGTTGTATTTTAAAGTCTAGGTAATGTTTACCTGCTATTTGTTTTTTAAAAGCACTCATTAAGGAACAACTTTATTCCATCTCCCGCCTTTATTCAAGACCATTGGTAATAATTTTGGTAAGCCATCAATAATAATCCCTGTACCGATTATAGGTCTGTCTTTAAAAAGTTTATTGTATTCGTAAGCCAAACTGTCCTTGTCTATTAAACAACCAACCTGTAATCCCCAATGTAAAGCTGTAGGATTACCCCAGTATTGGATATTGAACTTTGTATGAAAATGCCCTTGCACTACATTCATTCCGTATTGTTGACCAAGTTTAAGAATATTAGCAGTCTTTCCGTGACAGAAATATATATCCTGTCCGTTACTTGCTTTAATAATTATATCTTCGTGCCACTTCCAACCTTTTCCAACTTGTAAAAACTCGTTGTATTCTTTTATAAAGGCTTTAGGTAATCCGTGAGTTATGGCTTTTCTAAAAATTAAACTGCCGTGATTAGAATGTACTAAATCCATTTTAGGAAATAGGACTTCTAATTCGTGAATTGTTGCTAATGATCTTCTAAGCTCATCACCTGCACTAGCAAGATCAGGGTTTGGTGAATGGTACGATATGGCGTGGGCGTCTATCTCATCACCAATATTCAATATGCGTGTTGGTTTGTATTTCTTTTTGATTGCCGTCAGAAACGGAATCATATCTTGATGATGGTGTGGTATGTGTTGGTCTGAAATTACGAGAATACATTTCTCCATATTTAACCCTCTATTAAATTAACAATAAATCTATAAAAGTTTTAACTGTTTCTGCAAATACTATAGTGAACATAAAACATAAAGCACCAATTACTTTCCATAAATTATTAAGACTAGATTTTATTTCTGAAATATTTATCTCAATATGGCGTAAATGATTAGTTTCAATCGTGCCAATTCTAGCCTCTAACCTTATTAAAGTCTCACTATTCTTCTGCGATTGTGTCGGCATCAGCTTCCTCTTTCGGTAATTCAGATTTAAGGATTGCTGTGTTAGCACCCTCTATCGTGTTAAGCCGATCAGTTTCTAGTATAAGTTTTGATCTTTCTTTTCCTACATACTGTAGTTGTGCGAAAGCTATCTTACCTTTGTCAGATAATTTAGTTTCGTCATATTCTTTGTTATCTAATGTGAACATAAGTTATCCCTCTAGTGTTGTTACTCTTGCTTCTAAATCTTCTATTTTTGCCATAGCTTCTTGTAAAGCCTTAGTCAACATTGGTATCATAGCTGTAGTATGAATAGTTTTCATATTTTTTGTATTTTTAGCGTCACCAATTTCTTTGCCTTCAGGTAAATTTCCATCTGCGTCTTTATCTGCTTCAACATATGTTGGGTCAGGGTGTAGATTGCGTTCCTTAACTAAAGCAGGAAAAACAGTTTCAAATTCTTGTGCTATAAACCCAATATGCTTATGAGTTCTATTTGGGTGATGTTCAGCTTTCCAAGTAAAGTTTCTTACTTTCAAGGCTTTAATGTCATTCCATTTAGCAGTAGCATCAGCAATGTTTTCTTTAAGTCTTTCGTCTGAAGCGTTTGCGACACCATCTGCTAGAATATCACCTGCGGCATCAACGTGGAATCTTTCTGCACCTGTATCAGAACAAGAAATAAATTTATCTGCACCCGCACTATCAGGAGAACCACCAGTATAAGCTATAACTATTCCTCTAGGGTTATCAGCATCACTATGAATAATCCTTATAGCTTCTTTATTGTCATCACTACTTCCTATTTGCAAAGCCTGATTGTTATTATTTCCAGAATTTATTCGAGAATCACCATTAGTTTGAATACCATCACTAAATATTGCTAATCCATTAGCACTCATATCTAAATGTAAAGCTGTAAGATCTGAACCTCCATCAATTCCTTCAAATCTTATATCTTTATCTGATACTCTACTTTGAAATTTTACATTACTACCACTTGAGGTTACTCTTAATAATACTGTGTCTGATTCAGCCATTGTCATAACACCATTAACATTTAGTGTGCCACCTAAGTCAGTAGCAGTACCTATGTTAACGTGGTTTGCACCACTATCAACAAAAATCATATTGGCATTACCATCAGATTCTACTCTGAAGTCATTTGCTGCATTACTTTCTTCATTAAATACAACACCTACTCCATCTCCAAATCTTGCAAACTCTTTTACTGCACCACCTATTAAACCAGCAATTTTTAATACACCATCTTCATCACCATCAGTAACATCATTTAAATCACCACGAACTGTTATGTAATCAATTTCTTCACTAGCACTATTTTCAGCAGAAAAAGTTATTTTACCAATATCATCACTATCTTCTGGTGAACTAGAGTTTCTAAATAATCTTAAATTAGGGCCAGAATTTGCATCAGCATCAGTTGTTATTAAAGTAAGTTGAGGTAAATTAGATCCATTTTGTACAACAATACCGCCATCAACATTTAAGTCTCCACCTAAATCATCAGAAGTATTAATGTTAACGTGGTCATTGCCAGCATCAACAAATATTGCGTGAGTCTTACCATTGGATTCTACTCTGAAGTCTATGTCAGCACTTGATTCATTAAATACAGTTTCACCTGTGGAAATATTAAATCTGCCAGTAGCACCCAAACTTTCTAATTTATCCGAAGTAGCACCAATCGTAAGGATTGATACCCACGCATCATTGTCCTTGTTACGCATATACAGAATATTTCCATCAGAATCAAAATGCCACTGTGAAGGAAATGTGGTACTTGGTGCTGAGTTTCCCGCACTATTAGTCGCTAATGCTTGTAGCGAAGTATTTATCTCAGTTCTTGTGTTTGGGAACGTCTGATTGGCTACTGTAAAATCTGCTTGTGTCATATTATCTCCTGTTATTCTTTATAATGTATTCGTTTTGTTTTGGCAAATTAAATGGCTCTGCCTTGCCCTGTTGCAATATAGTCAAATGTTCTGTTTACAGTACCACCACTAGAATTAAAAAATTCTATGGTGAAACCTGTTGCTGATTTGCTTGTTACTGTAAAGAAATCACCTGTTGCTTGGTTTTGTCCTAATATAGTTACACTTGGCTCACTAAAGAAAGCATTAGTAAATGTTACTGCCTTACCACTTGTTGAAGTAGTTGAAGCAATGTTCTGCTCTTTTTCAGTACGGTCACCCATAAACAATCTTACTTGGCAATTATTTACTTTAGGTGTTGCTGATGAAACATTACTTGTTAAATTAATCTTAAATCTTGCATATCTAAAAGCATAGTTACCATCTTGAAATGGTCTAAATGCTGTAAAGGTAGAGTTATCATCACTTGTTGCAATAAATAATTTAGCGTCCATATCAACTGTAGATCCTGCACTATCGAACAATCCACTAACGCTGTCGAATAAATTTGACATACTATCAAAATTATTTACATAATCTAAATAATCAACATTTAAAAAACTTGATACTCGACCTTGATATTTAGCACTCAAAGATATTTGATTAGCAAAGGTATAAGTGCCACTTGGTACAACTCCTGTTCCTGCGTCAAAAAAACCTGTCGCATCATCTATTGTCCCACTATGGGCGTCAAAAAGTCCAGATGAATCTAATATTAATGCTCCATCAACTGCAACTGTATCGCTGTGAGTTCCACTAAAGCCTGTTTCCTCTGTAATAGTAGTTGCTAAAACTTGCCCTTGAAACTCTGATATAGTTCCAATTACACTTGTTTCAGTTGTTGATTCGTGTCCTAGTAAGTCAAATGCCTTGATAAAATATATTCCTGCTTTTGCAGGTACTATTACCGAGTTAGCAGGTGGACTTACTTTTTCAACTAATACTGTCGTATTTGGATAACTGTGAGTAGTGTCAGGGCTATAACGAATATGATAATAAGCTAAGTCTAAATCTGCACTAGGTGTCCAACTTAAAACTGCTGTTTGATCTTGGTAATCTATTGCAAAGTTTGTTACTTGTGCAGGTGGATCTTCAAAGCCTACTACATAATGATCTCCTGCGACATAGCCTGATTTATAACCTAAAGCATTTATAGATCTGACTTTTACATTGTAAGTTACACTACTTTCAACTGGTATTTCTCTTACTTGATTACTTGATATACCTGCTGTTTTATAAATTGAATCTGTGCTTTTCTTATATATAACTTCATACTTATCGACAAAGAAGTCAGATGTACCTCTAAAGGTAACAGTCATTATTACATTTAGATTACCCTCAGTAACATTGACCGCAGTATCAGTTATTGAAACTAGTACAGGTGCTTGAACAGTTCTTGGATCGGGTAAAAATGTTGTCGGCTGTGAGGCTGTTTCTAATTTAGTATTGTAAGTATAAGCGTCAGCAGAATACTCTAAACCTTTAACTCCAACTGAACCACTGTTTTGTAAAGTGATACCCATACAAATATAATTATTTGCACTAAAGCCTAAACCACTATGCGTTATTTGAAATATATCTCCAATGGCTAACTCCTGTGCTTCAGAGGTAGCATTAAAAGCGATTTGTAATCCTGCTCTTGATCTTTTTAAAACTAATTCAGCCATATCTTCTGCTTGGTATGGGCTTACAGTACAAGGCATAGACATTTCAAAATGCAATTCCTCATTATTATCATTAGCTAACATAGTTGCGTATTTAAAAGCACTACCAACATTAGTTTCATCACTAGGCGGATAGATTGCTTCATCAGGTTGGAAGTTTTTTTCAGCATTATCAAACCTTGCTATAACTCTGTTGTATTTTTTTTGTTTACTTTCTCCAGTAACATTTACACTACCAATAATCATATCTTCCGTAATTGATAAAACACTTGACCCTGTACCCTCTACTTTAATTGTGTATAAACCACCACTAAAAGTAAAGAAAGCCCTCATAGATGATAATACTTTTTTTACATTATCAATTATTTTTGTCTTGTTACCTAAAGCAGTATGACACTCAAATAGTTTCTCGGTACTAGCACCTGTGTATGGTGTAATATCCGTATCACAAGTATTTTTAGCGGCTGTGAAAGCTGTGGTATCAATATCACTTGCAGATAAACCTTTACCATAACGAGTTGAAGTTAGGTAGTCATACAAAACTAATGCAGGGTTTGCGGAGTACGCATAAGACGATCCACTTAAATCAGTAAGAATTTGTTTACCTTTAATAACAAAGTTAATTTTAGGAATAGAGTTAAAAGCGTCAGAGTTATATTTTAACTTAAATACTGCGTGGCAAATACCTTTACCTGCGTGTGCAGAAGTCCAACCTAATGAGTTTAATTCTGTAAAACCTCTTAAATTACCAATAGTTGCTCCATCATCTGTGCCATTAAAAAAAGCAAAGTTTGTTAAATAATGTGTTGTGTCTACATCTTCAACAGTTTCTATACCTGAATATACAGGGTGATCCGTTTCTAGAGTTAAACCTGATACTGCTAGAGGTGCAGTAGTACTGGCACTTGCTGAGCTTAAAATAGTTTGTTTTGTACCATAAGTTGAATCTGATCCAGTGTAAGTAGCATATAGAACATCATCAATATATAACTCAGTAAACCTTGCAACTTGACCCTCACATATAGCAATAACCGCATATAGGAATTGATTGTCAGGTGATACTGCTAACCATACAATATTACCACCAACTCTACGAGTACCATAAATAACTGGTAAAGAATCATTTGAGTTTCTTTTATTGACCATTAAGCCATCGCCATTCAGCATAGCTTCAAAGTCAGGCATATCAGGCATATCAGGTATTAACCAACCAAATAAAAACTCGCCTATTTCTTCTATAATTTCTACAATAGGATCAAGTATATCTTTTACAATTTCTATTAACGCTCCCATTTAAACTCCAATACCATATTGACCACCAATTTTTCTAAAACCTAATTTTTCAAATAACATATCTTTTCTTTCCATATCTTTAGCATCACTCGTAGCCATAATTAAGGGTATAAGATTTTTTTCAGCTATTTGATTAAATTCCATAATTAGTTGTTTAGCGTTATCATAAGTTCTATGTTCTTCTTTAACAAAAAAGAAAGTGTTAGCTAACATTTTGCTTTCTGACCACCACCACTTAGTTATACTTCCACCAATAGCACCTATTATTTTTTGATCTTTAAATAACAATAAAACTAATTCTTGTGCAATAATACCTTTTAAATATCTAGCACCTATTTGTTTGTTGTAAGGTGGATAGATCGTATTAGCCTCATCAGGCATTAATACTAAAAGATTAATTAATTCTGCAATATTACTATCTTTAGCTTTAACTAAAATATAATCACTGTTCGTCAATTTTTTTACCCCATTCAATATCTACCATCATAGCATTAGAAAATTCAAAAAACTTATCACCACTAAATATTTGTTGCTGTGAATTGTTATTAGTTCTTCTGCCTCGTTTCATTTCAAAGTTAGCCCAATGATTAGCAACTTGAATAGATATTGTACTCGAAGTTGTGTTTTCATTAATACTATACCCTGCTATGTAACCTAAAAATATTGTATAGGGGTTTGTAACCAATACACCTGCGTCTGTTAAATAGCCTCTTATAATCTCAACAGGTCGGTGAATGTGTTCGTTATTTAATAATAAACTTATAAATGTTTGACTAGCACCCTCTATGTCAAATGTAACATTGCTCGTTGCTATTTGACTAGATTCAGTAATTGATGGTATTTTTAATAATGACGCATCTGCTGTATATGTATTACCATCATAAGTAATATCAAAATAAGCTGTCGTTCTATAATAAATCGTACTACCAATAGTAAATTGAATTAAATGTATCTGATCTAAATGATCGGTAGCTAATTCTGTTTTTAGGGTAGAGTGTAAACCTCTTGACATTATATAACCTCAATAAAATCTAATTCGTATCTGTAAAATGCGTCTTGTCCTACTGTAAACTCTTGTACATCATTTTTCAATGCTACTGTGAACGGAACACTATCATAAGTTACTGCTTCGTTATTAGCTAATGCAGTTGTTAATGGTGGCTCTATCGTTACAGTTGCCGCATTACTTGATGATGTTACATCACTTATAACCATATAAACTTTAGAATGACCTGCAAACTTTATAAAATCTCCTGCTTTAAATCTTCCTGCACCATTAGCACCAAAGGCGTCCATAGCTATTGTGGTATCAGCAACAGCGTGTACTCCATTCACTAATACTGATCCTGCTTCTGTTCCAAGTGAATCATCAATAATTGGTGGCGTATAAGTAAATGATTCTTTACGACCTCGTTGTGCAATAATAAACGCAAAGATCGGAGCAAAACTTGCTCTAGTCATTGGCGGAAACGATACTGACATTTCCCATCTTTGATTTTGTAATTGTCTTGCTTGTCTACGACCATTAATGGAAGTTGAAACAATAGTTGTTTGATTGCTCTTAATGTTAATGCCATTAGATATTGGACTTGTAGGAAATGCACCACTCATACTAGTGCCGCCTGACCTTTGTTATTCAAAGCTGAGTTAATCATATTTACAATCTGTCCTCGTCTTGTATCTAGTAGATTGCCAAATGATTGTGCATCTACTGTGGTTATATTAAAGTTTACTGTTGCACCACCACCACCACCAAGTTGATGATTAGGTGTAACTGATCCTGCGGTGTTAGGCGTAAATAATTCTGGCCCTTTTTCTCCAACTAAGAATGGACTGTTAGGTAATCTAGATCCCCCAAATTGAGCAGGTGGTTGTTGACTTGCAATTGTAGCTACCTGTATTGCACCCATAGCACCTATCGCAAATGCTAATGGTATATTACTTTCTCCTAATGCTTTAGTAATACCTTTAGAGGTATTCATTATGGCTTCACCAATATTCAATGCTTGGTTTAATCTAAACATTTCTTTATTCATTCTAGCACCCTCTCGAAGAGTATGCCTAGCCATTCCTTTTAATTCTTTATCGTGAACATCTTGTGCTTTAATCTCGCCAAATTTACCTGCTTTGAATTGCTCTAATGCTTTAGCTGATGCTTTTGCCTGTTCGTCTGCTACTCTTTTGGCATTTTCAATTCTTTTATTAGTGGCTTCAGTATCCATTTCACCAATAGTAGCTAAATGATCAAACTCAAGTTCCTGCTTTAAAGCATTTATTTCAGCTAATTGAGCTAACTCACTATCTAATAATTCTTTTCCTACTGTTTTCTTTAACTCTTGTTTAGCCAACAATTCTGCTTCGTGGTCATCAAGTATCTTTAATTCTTTTTGTAGTTTTTCTTCTAATAGTTTTTCTTCAGTTTTAAATCTATCCTGCAACTTGGAAATATTAGTAGGCATTGTTAATGCTTTTCTAAATTCCTCAAGTTTCGCTTTTGCGTCTTCAAAATTAAGTTGCTCTGTTGTCTTACGCATATGACTTGTAGCTTCTGCGTAATCAATTGTTGATTGTGTAGTTTCATCAATTTCATCTTTAAAACTTTTTAAAGTATCTTTAGCCAGTACGATACCTGCAACAACTGTAGCTATTGCACCAAAAATTAAATTCCTTTTCATTGCAAGACTTAAGCCATTAACAGCAAGTGCAGTGAAGTCAATAGATAGAGCAATACCAGTCATAACTTTTGCAAACTTAAAGGCTATGATACCTGCGAATATTGCTTTTAATATGTCTGCATTTTGATATAAAAATTTCATTGCGGAAGCTGACATTTTAACTGCTTCTGCTAATGCTGTTCCAACTTGATCTGCAAATTGTTTTATTTGTTTTTCATTCTCAGCAAAAAATTTGTCTAAGTCTTTAAATTGGGTTTTTAACTCAGTAAAGAAAGTAGAGTTAACGTCATTTTGGAATTGGAAGAATTTATCCCCTATCATAGATAGAGTACCCTCAAATGTTTGGGCTAGATCATCTGTTGCTCCATCAAATCTACCACCTTTGCCAAAGGCTTTTTCAAATGCTTCAACTGTTTCTTTAACTGTAACTTTTGCACCACTTTTAAATCCTAGTAATGCACCAATACCTCTTTCTCTAAAGAGATCTGCGGCACCCACACCACTACTAAATGCTCTTTGTATTTGTTCAGAAGCACTAGCAAAATCTAAACCTGATACTGCGGCAACATTACCTGTAATTTTTAATATTCTGTTTAGGTCGTCTGCGTCTTTAGCCACAACTGCTAATGATCCACTACCTTTTGCAATCTCTTGTAGTGAGAAAGGTACTTTACTTGCGAACTTAGTTAAGTTTTGAAATGCAATATTACCTTCTTTAACGCTACCAAATAAAAACTTAAATCTAACTTTTAAGTTCTCAACTTCCTTACCAGTTTGAATAAGTCCTCTTATAGCAATGCCACCGCCTAAACCTGCTAAAGCATTTCTAACATTAAAGATTGAACCCTTTAACCCATCAAATC